GAAACTTTTGCTCCTTGGGATTTATTTTTCAATGACACAAGGATAAGGAAGAAATTGGATAATTACTCACTTCTTAATTGCACACTTAATGTGAAATTTGTGATCAATGCATCTCCATTTTATTATGGTTTGTGCATTGCATCTTATAGACCTATGATCGGTTTTAAAGATGAAACTATTATAAATGTATCGTCTTATGATGATGATCTTGTACCATTGAGTCAGAGACCCCATGTTTATATCTACCCACAAGAAAATAAGGGGGGTATGCTCAAATTGCCTTTCTTTTATCACAAAAATTGGTTGAGAGTAAACGATAGACAATCTTTTCAATGGATGGGAGAAATCAATTTACGAGAAATGATTAGCTTGCAAAATGCTAATTCTGTTGTAGGTACAGATGTTACTATACAGACTTATGCTTGGGCTAGTGATATTAAACTTACTGGACCTACTAATGCTTTGGCATTACAATCTAGTGATGAGTATATGTACACTGGTCCAGTTTCTGCACCAGCAAGTGCTATTGCCACTATTAGTGGAAAATTGGAGGAAGTTCCTGTTATTGGTCCCTTTATGACAGCAACACGAGCATTGTCCTCTGGTGTAGCACAGTTTGCTTCTTATTTTGGTTTCACCAATACACAGGTTATAGATGATGTTAAACCTTTTAAGGATTTACCCTTCCATTCATTTGCTTCTAGTGAAATAGGGCAACCTACAGAGAAATTAACATTAGATCCAAAGAATGAGCTTTCTATTGATCCTAGAATTGTTGGATTGGATGGACATGATGAATTGTCTATTCGCAGTTTTGTTGAAAGGGAAAGTTACTTGGATAATGAAACATGGGCAGCTTCTGATGGAGTGGATACAGTTTTGTTCACTTCAAGAGTTCTTCCTACTCTTAATAGAGTAGATGGTATTTATAGACAGGTTACTCCTATGGCATATGCGTCTATGCTCTTTAAATACTGGCGAGGAGATATAATCTATAGAGTTAGATTTATCTGTTCAAAATATCATAGAGGGCGTGCACGTATTACCTGGGACCCTGAAGGTGATATTGTGACAGATGCTGTTACAAGTACGACTTCTTTTACTAGAATTGTTGATATTTCCCAGGAAACTGATATAGAGATACGTATTCCTTATATGCAATCTACACCATGGCTCAAAACTAGTACTAATTTGGATGATGAATGGTTTGGTAAAGGAGAACCTTACTTCAGAGATGCAAGTTCAGATAATGGTCATTTCTGTATTAGAGTTTTCACTGAACAATCATCACCTATCGCTAGTGCTGATATTCAAGTCGTGGTTTCTGTAAAGGGTAGCGATAATCTTGAATTTGCTGCTCCTAGAGAGTTATCTTCTGATCTCACTTTTTGGGAACCACAATCTTCAGACGAAATGTTATATGATGGAAACAATTTAGTTAATATCACTCAGAATGTTGAGGGTAAAAAACATCCACAGAGATATCTTATCAATATGGGTGAAAAGATTACTTCTTTTCGCCAATTATTGCGACGAGCATCTCTTTCACGCAGATTTTCCACTGCAGATGTTGATAATACTAATAATTACTCGTCTATTATTAGCCGTATGTCACCTTACCCATTATATAACGGGTTCGATACTAATGGTATTAATATTGCCGACAGCGTAGTAACACCTGGAACTGATAAAGCATATAATTTTTGTTACAATATTCCATTTAATTGGCTAGGTAATTGTTTTGTTGGTATGAGGGGTTCCAGCACATGGCACCTCAATTGTGATTCAGTGGTTCCTAGTGCTACACTACGTTGGTTTAGAGATGATCAACCACGTTCTGCGGCTGAATATGCTATTGTAACTAATTGGGTTAATTTTCCTAATGAACAACAATTGCAACGGGCTTTCATTATAGAAAGTGATAGTGGTGCTTCTGGCCAAAGTCTAACTAATCCAATCACACAATCAGGTTCTAGTGTCACTGTTCCCATGTATTCTTACATGAGAATGATGTCCACTGATCCTGTGAAGCGTGTCTTGGGTAATTCAATAGATAATTCAGATGTTGAAAGTGTTTCATTTGAAACATTAGTGAAGGGAGATAATACAACAGGTTCTAAAACTCAAGTGTATTCACTGTATCACAATATTGGAACAGATTTTTCATTCTTTTTCTTCTTGAATTGTCCTACAGTCATCAAGAGTCTTGTACCTTTGGGTAAACAGACTCCTTAAGAGCTTTGCTCTTCACTCTATCAATTGTATTCTTTATATTATATATTGTATATTTTATATTAAATGACAACACATTTATACAATTGTACTATACGGTATGGTCGTATAGGGATTCCATAAGGGATCTTTACTTACCTGAGAGTATTC